GCAAAATGAAGCCCCGCCAGGTTGCGCACCTAAGCGAGTCAATCAAGCGGGGTGAATGGAAGCTCACTAGCCAGGGCATTGCCATTGGCAACAACGGCCAGCTGCTAGATGGGCAACACCGTTTGGCTGCTATCCGTGACGCTGGCCAAGCCGTTCCGGTGCTGCTGGCCACCGAATGCGATCCGTCAATCTTTACCGTGATTGACACCGGCTCGAAGCGGTCTACGGGCGACACTCTTTATTTGCTGGGTGCACCGCAACACCACCAGACCGCTGCGGCTATCCGTCTGATCATGCTGGCCAAGCACCAAAAAACGGGCAGCTGGGCAAACGCCAAAATGGTTTTCAGTAATGATCAAATTCAGCAGTATTACCTAGAGGATCAGATACGTCTAGACACTTATGTACGCCTGGTCTACAACTCAGTCAAAAATTTCAAGATGATTAATCGCGGTGCATTGACCGCGTTCTGTATCTTGGCTTTAGACAAAGAGCACTATTCGCACACAATCAACAATTTCGTCAAGGCATTGACTACCGGCGCCGATCTGCCATCTGACAGCTCTGTGCTGGCCTTCAGAAATTCAATCGTAAACCGCTCTATCTTTGCTCAGCGCGGTGGCACAAGTGTCCAGCAGCTTTGGATTTCTTGCCTCACCAAATGCTTCAATGATTGGTACTTGGAGCGCAGCCTGAAGGTGTTCAAAGCGCCCAAACAAATGCCTGAAATCGTTCACAACGTCTTCCCCGCATGACCATCCCAAACCTCTCCGGCGTCATCACCCTTGACGACGTACACAAGAAAGGCACGGGCAGCTTTCAGGCGTCTTACGTTGCCTGGTCTAAAACTGCCCAGCTGCTTCACCAGCACGCGCCTGGGTTTGACTATCACCTGCGGCCTAATGCAGATGGTGAGCTGATCCACAAGGCGCCTGATGGCACTGGCTTTGTCGTCGGCTATTTCACTGGCCCTGATGGCATCGTCACCGCTGATTTTCCGTTCCCCTGCATGGATCATCGGAACAATCCAATTGCCTATGACAAGATCAGCGCACGGGTTCTGACTGACTCTCACCGCCGCTCTTTGGCTGCTTGTGCCTGCTTTGCATTCTCCCTAGCCCATGAGCTTTGGAGCAAGGAAGAGGTGCAAAGTGCTGCCAATGAAACCATGCCATCTGGTGATGCTCAGCCAAGCAAGCAAAAGCCAGCAGTGCAGCAAAGCCAACCGCAATCTGCAGTGCTAGGCAAAACAGCTGTTGCTGGCCTGAAAGTTATTCGTGGCACCTCTTCGCTCAAAGAGCTGAAAGACGTTGGCGCACGGCTAACTGATCGGCACAAAAAAGGTGACCTGAACGACACCGAACACCAAGAGCTAATGCAGGCTCTGCTTGAAAAAGAAACCCAGCTAGCTAAATGATTGACGACACAAAACCCTATTTGACAACAGCACAATTAGCGCATCGCTACGGCCTTAGCCCGGCTACAGTTCGTGGCTGGCGCAAAAGCACCAACAAAGGCAACCCACAAGGGCCAAAGTGGGAAATGCTGCCAAAGATCGGCGTAGCAGCCGGCCAGCCTCGCGTTCGCTATTACCTAGCCGACGTGCTGGCATTTGAAGAGGCCAAGTCCATCACCCCCATTAACTGAAATGCTGAACATCACAGCCCATGGCCGCCTCGGTCGGGATCCAGAACTTAAAACCATCGGAGATGATCAAGTCGCCCGATTCTCTATCGGGTGCAACACCAGCAAAGAGGAAACCACCTGGGTCAATTGCACCGTTTGGGGTCGTCGCTCTGATGTGGTCATGCGTTTTCTCACCAAGGGTGCTGCGGTCACCATCGCTGGCAGAGGAAAGCTGAGCACTTACACAAAGAAAGATGGCACCCAAGGCACCACCCTTGAGGTGAGCGTGTCAGATTTCACCCTGCCCCCTCGTGAAGACAAGGAACCTTTCTGATGGTTGATCACGTTGAAGAGCTAAAGCGGCAAGAGCGCCTAGAGCGTCTTTATGTCGAAGATAGCCGCGACAATCCCGAACACCCGTTTCATGCGTTATACACAGGGCTGCATCAACAGACCTTGAACGATGATGACCGAAGCGGATCTTGAGGCCCTGTTTCGTAAATGGTGGGAGGAGTCTTACCCCTTCGCTCCACCTAACAAACAGAGCGTTAGCAGTCATGTGGCATTCGCTGCTTGGCTGCTGCGCTGCGAAGCCGTTCTGAACGTTGGCGATCCTGACGACAAGCCAGGTTGCACGATCTAAGAGGGTGGCAGGTGGGGGGCTTGCCGGAGCAGTCCCCCCCTCACCGTCGCCTGCCGTCGGCGGACGCTTAGAGATTCCTCAAAAATGGTTTGCCGGAGCAATTTAGCGAATGCCTTTTGACATGGTGGCCAATCCACCGCATTACAACCAAGGCCACATCGAATGCATTGATGCCTTGGAAGCAGCCCTAGGCCCTGACGGCTTCAAAGCCTTTTGCCGTGGCAATGCCATCAAATACCTCTGGCGGGCTGACTTGAAAAATGGCGCAGAGGATTACCGCAAGGCGGCTTGGTATGTCGATCGTTTGATTTCTTCCTGATCCCTGCTACGTTACCCCCGGTCAATTCTTTTCATGGCTACCGATTCGCTCTCTGAATACCTCAACGCAATCGGTCGTTACCCCCTGCTTTCTGCTGAGCAGGAAATTCAGCTGTCACGCCAGATTCAGCGCTGCCTAGAGCTAAAGCAAAAGGAAGGTGATCTGACCAGCAAAGAGCGCCGGGAAATCAAGATTGGCGAACGGGCAAAAGAAAAAATGATTAAGTGCAATCTGCGCTTAGTCGTCAACGTCGCCAAAAAGTACATCCCGAAGCTGCAAGGCGGCGGCATGGATTTAATCGACCTGATCCAAGAGGGAAACGTCGGTCTAAATCGTGCTGCTGAAAAGTACGACGGCGCCAAGGGGTACAAGTTCTCTACTTACGCCTTCTGGTGGATCAGGCAAGGCATCACGCGAGCACTGGCCACCCAGGCCCGTTTGATTAAGGTGCCGCAGGACATGCTCAATTTCGTAGGCAAAGCCTTTGAGGTAGAGCGGAACTACGTTCAGGAGCATGGCAAGCCGCCAAGCATTGAATACATCGCCAATACCCTTGGCGTCAGCGTTGACCGCTTGCGGATGGCCTTAGAGCGCAGCATCCCGCATCGCAGCCTTGATCAGATGATGCTGGAAGACGGCAAGACGCTGATTGACCTGATCCCTGATACCAGCACCGAAGAGGAAGACTACACCCAGGTAGAGAAAACTGAGCGCAGCGAGCAACTCAACCTGGCCTTTTTTCGACTAGAGGAACTTGATAGGGATATTGTCATCAAACACTATGGCATCAATCAGCCACGGCCAATGACGCTAGATGAGATTGCTAAAAGCCATAGCCTCTGCCGTCAATCAGTCGGCGTGCGCAAGCAAAAGGCAATGAAGATTCTGCGGCTGACAATGGCGCAACGATTAAAAGAGCCCGCATTTCACTAGGAGCTGATGCCACCAGCTAGCGGTAGGCTCAGGGTCGGCCAGCATTGCTTGTAGCTCAATCTCATTGATGTAAGTTGCCGCCTGCTTGATCAACTTCTGCTGGTAGGCGTTTTGTTTCATCAGCGTGGCGCACAACTTCGATGTTTCCTCCGCATTAGCGTGATTCAGAATCGTTCGGGATTGTGCCTCTATCTTTAACTCTTCCTCCATTGTTAGGTTTACAACCATCCACTGCCCCCAGGTCATGACTAACTGGCAGAGTTTTAAGGCTAGCTGTATGGAACCGCCAAGGCTTGAAAAGATTATGACGGCTGAAGGTATCGTCTACAGAATCACTTATGCCGGCATGGTTAAAGAACACAAGCAGGATTGGCAAGCAGAGTGGCACTACCGCCAAGCCTGCGATATGTACGTTCAGAACCTAGCCACGAGACGCAGTAACGGTTGAGTCGTTGTTGTAGCGGCCAGTAATGGCGTAGGTGCGATCAGGAATGGTCTCTAGGCGATGGAAGACCATCTGGCCAATCTTCATGCCAGGCCACAGGCCAATGTTGAAATAACGGCGGCTGTTGTGCAGCTCTAGGGTCAGAACGGAACCGTGCCAGCCAGGATCGCAGTAGCCCGCCAGCAGGTGTTCTAGGCCGCTTCTAGCGCGAGACGACTTGAGCACGAACTGTGCCGCTACATCATCAGGCAGGCAAAAGGTTTCCAGCGTCTCGCCCAGAACAAATTCCCCAGGCGCCAGCAGGTACGGATCCTCTTGGCTGTGATGCGAAATATCGACTAACTGCAGATCGCTGGTGTGTTCTACCTCCACCATCAGGCGGGGGCCTAAGACCACATCTAGAGAGGCAGGATTCTGCAGATCGCTGTTGTATGGAAGAACCATCGCCTGTTCTTCGCACAGACGGCGGATCTCGTGATCAGGCAGAATCATGCAGCTAATTTGGCTCGGCGTAGTTTACAACGAAAGGTCATCAATGACCATTGCCCAGCCGTTACCTGGGCCTTCTACTTCCCAGCGGTGCAAAAAGTCTTCCCAGTCATACCTGACGGCAAAGCCATTGGAGTCAAGCAGCTTGCCGGTGCCCATGTCATATTTGCCACGCGGATCATGCAGCACAAAATACTCACCTTCTTTCATTCCTATTACTAACGCCCAATGCCCAAAACCTTCTGCTGGTCTGCCGTCTGCGATATTGCCTTTATGCAAAAAGCCGACTGCTACAGGCCGCTGTGCTCTCACCTCTTCAATCAATAAATCAGGGGTGCCATTGGTCACAAATTCAACCTTGGCGCCAAGCTCTGACATGGCCTTTAGATGACTGTCCACCTCTTCGGTGGGGCCATATTTCATCCGTACTTTGTAATACTCATACTGATCTGTTACCAGCGCAAACGTGCCGGCCAGCATCGCCATGGTTGACGTGAAGCATTGATTCTCCCCAGAGGGGAGGTCTAGCTGGTGGTAATACGGTGCATAGGCAAATTCATCCGTGCTTTTGCCTGCAGCCTTCCATATTTGGAACCACTCAGCATCGTGGCTGAGCAGCTCCGGTGGCATATCCTCTGCCAGTTGTTGAATCGCAGCACGTTGGTGCGGCTGCCCTGAGAAGCGGTCGAAAAACTGATTGAGTTGCAGCATCGAAGCGGCCAACCAATCAAGCATCTGCTACGGGTTTGCCACTAGGAAACAAGTTAGCTTCGATGAAATCAACCATTCGATCGTCAACGGTGTTATCGGTCTTGGTGGCCAGCTTGCGCAGCATGTCGATGACAAGCTCTTTAACAGCGTTCGACTGCAGGAACTTGAAGAGGATGGGGCGAACCAGAAGCAGCATGACCATATAAAAGCTGGGCGAAGTCTAGGAATGTTTCTGTGATCCTTCCAGTCTTGCTACCGCTGCTTCAAGATCTCTCAACCTTGCGAACACCTCTGCATCGCGCAATTTGATGTCTTTGTGCAGTACGTCTAGCCGGTGCACCATGTTGTCTACCGACGTTGTAAGCCGCACTACTGCATCGCGGTTTTCGTTGAATCGTTTGCCGTAGCTGGTCAGGCTCATGGCCGCTACCGTTACCGAAGCCCCAGCTAGCGCACCAACTACCTCAACCACAATCACAAAGCACTCTCTACATCATGGCGACAGAGGAAAAGCAAGAACAGGAACACAACTCGCGCCTTGGCGATGTCGTCAAAATCGTTCTGCTGGGCTGGGCGATGGCCATTCTTACTGCTAACTACCTTGGCGTTTTTAAGCAATCGCTAGACCCCACTTATCCAGCGTCGATCCTTAGCGGTACTGCAGCCAGCTTTGGCCTGTCAGTCGGTAGCAACCGCAAGAAAAAAGAAGAGCCTAAAGTTCAAGGCAAAGCCACTCCCGAAAAATGAAAAAGTTTCTCGCTTTTGCTGTGGTTTTGGCATCAGCCCCTGCGCAAGCTGACATAAGCCATAAAATCCAATCCAGCGTCCAATTAACAGTCGATGGAGCCGCAAGCGCCGCAACCCGAGTGCCCACGGTCTACTCAGTCACAGGTTCGGGAGCTTCCACTACTGATGGAACAACTACTGGCGCTCTTGGCGGTTTTGGCGCTGTTACTAACGGTGTCCCTGCTGTCACCACCATCAGCGCAACTCAAGCCACCAGCGGCTCTGCTTTCTCCTTCTCGTCCAGCTACATAGAAGGCGACAGCACAAGCGCAACGGGTAGCACTGTTACCAGCGGTGTGGTTGGCAGCCTGCCGCTCTTTGGTGACACCACAACCACCTCAGGCGGTGTTGCAGGATCCTTGGCCGGCACCATTGATAGCCAACACGCTGTGACCATTACCGCTGGCGGTGCAGGTACTACCGCAACCGGCCAAATGGTCACTGAGCTAACGATTCGATGAGACGTTGGCCATTGCTGTTGCTGCTGCTGGCTAATCCGGTGGCAGCTGTGCCGGTGGTTCCTAACTTCCGGTCAGGCACAACCTCTAGTCACACAGAATCAACCACTCAGGTCACTGAGGTTATCCGCAGCGTTGATTTCGCTACGGGCTACACCTACAGCGCGTCGGGTTCTGGTATAAAGCACAGTGGCACAAGTATTGCCCCAGGTGCAGAGGCCACACAGTCACAAACTGTCAGCGGTGTTAATAGCACTTGGACTGGCCTGCAATTAGAAGACAAACCCGAATGGTCACTAATCACCCCCGGCGCCAGTTTTCAATTCGTGGAAAGTTATTCCGGCCCAGGCATTCAGACGGTCACGGACATAACCCGAACCACCGTCGTAGAAAGCACCACCGACACTACCTCTATCTTTGCGCAATAGCCCTGTGGCCTAATCAGGCATTAGCGCAGGCCAATGCAACAGCAGCGCCAGTGGCCTCTAGTTCTGGGTCGGTGTCTAACCTCGCCGTGCAGCAGCTAACAGGTGCTTGGCCTACAGCACGTTTTAGCCAGGGCATTCAATGCCAAGGGCCAACACTAAACTTTTCGCCGTTTGTTACTGCCGGCAAGTCTTATGCCCTGCCGTTTGAAAGCACGATAAGAACCCCGTATTACGATCCCACCGACGATGACGAAAACGGCGTACCGGACAACCCAGGAAACATCCTCTACACACAAGAGATCCCGAGCCGTCAGAAAAATAACCACAACTGGAATTGGGGCTTTGGCATCACGCTATCAATGCCCTTAGATGGTGGCATTCAAGAACGCTGTAAGGCAGCGGCGGATACTGAAACCGCATTGCAGCGTCAGCTATTGGCCAACAAACGTTTGGACTTTGAGCTAAGCCGGTTGCGCCATTGCGGTGAGTTGGCACAAAAAGGAATTACGTTTAAGCCATCATCCCAATTTGCGATCATCTGCTCTGATGTGGCTTTAGTGCCGAAGCCTGGCCAGGTATTACCTCACCGGCATAGCATCACGGTTTCAAAGCCCGACGCAAAGCAAGTATTGCGCGGTTCCGGTCCCGCTGAGCCAGTCGCCGCTCCCATACCGATTCGACAGCAACCGTTTGCCCCCTAGCGGTCTCCAGCTTTTTCATCACCTTTTTTACGGTTGGTTTGATCGTTTTCAGGATCAGTTCAGCCAAAGGTTTTGCCACCAGCGCAGAAGTAGTGGCAACCACTGCAATAGTGGTGGTGGTGACAACGCTTCCCACATCTGGGAGCCCGTCGAGTGCCTGTTTGATAAATGGCGCCTCTGGCTGTGGCTGTGCTGTTGTCTGAGCTGGCGCCTCATCTGCTCTAGGTAATCTCGGGACTGTCGGTAATTGAGGGGTTGAGGGTTGTGAGTCCTCATCCTCATTTGTATTTGCCGGTGCCTTTGGTTCTGTAAATCTGAGTTCATTGGCGGTAAAGTCCATCGGCTCAAACGATGGAATCTGGCCCTCTGGGCAGGCGTAGCCAGTACGGGCAGGATCATCCCGCAGCAGGCTTGGATTCAGCTTTGCATCAGGGTGCACCGCCACACACCCTGGCATGTCAATGATTGGAAAGCCCAGCTCTAGCGTGACGCTTGAGGCCTGCGGGATGTTGTTGAGCGGCGGTATCTGCCGAACCTGAGGGATCCTGATAGACGGGATCTCAGGCATCAGAACGGCATAGCTGGGCCGGTAGCTTCAGGCAGCTTGGGCATCACATCTTTGATCTTGCCTTCTAGTTCGGCTTCGATGTGCTCAGTCACCTTGCCGCCGATGCGCTCCATGCTTTCATCCATGAAGTTATCGAACTGCAGATAAGAGATCACCAGCGCTGCGGTCATAGAACCGCTGAGCAGGAAGCCGACAACGGCCATGGTGTCAATGATCTTGCGCATTGAGAATTGCCTTTTCGTTGGCGTATGGCGGGACTGTAAGGAACTGGAAGGCATCCTGCACATAAGGCAGTAACCAATCAGGCGGCCAACAGTATTGCCAGTTATCAGGGTTGGTAAAACAGGGCCAGACAACCACCCGCCAGAAGGCTGATAGGTAGTTGCTGGCCACAATTGCCTGATCAGAGGCCCGCCGAAGCGGGCCATGCTGTCGCTCAGAACTTGTACTTAGAACCGAGCTTGAGGCCGTAGCTGTTGCTTTTGTCGCCAGTGGCCATGCTCACCTCGGTGTAAAGGTTGAGCTTGCCGTCTTTGGTGACAGGAGCGCTCAGGCCAGTTTTGGCAGAGAAGTTGTAATCAGTTTCCCCGCCTTCAGGAAACACAACCTGGGGACCGCCTTGGATGTACCAAGGGCCAGCCTCATAGCCGACGTGAGCATCAATGACGCCACCGCCAGAGGTTTGATTACCAGCAAAGCCAAGGTTGTATTCAGGGTTCACATAGAACCCATCAGCCATAGCGGCAGGTGCAGCAATTGCCATCAGAGCAATAGCAGCAGAAGCAGCCTTAATCATGAATGTTGGATAACAACAACCACGCAATTTTACCTATGAATTGTCGTTATCCGGTTTGAAAACTGGATGCTCTAATGGATCCTTGCCAGTGCGTTCGATAGCAACAGCGCGGCGGTAATACCAGCAATCTGTTTTACCCGCAGCTTCCAGCGCTTGTTTTACCTTGCGCCAGTTGTTGCGGGTATGTCTATCCACTAGCCTCGGCCTTGCCCCCGGTACTTCTTTTTATTTTTGCGCGGGAGCGAGTGTTGTCCCGCACCTTGATGGCTTTTCTTCGGTTTTCCGGGCTTATGTTCAATGCGACCTAATGCGGTCTTTGATTTAGCAGCCATTAGCCACCCATGTTGAGCAGAAGTTGAGCGCTAATCCTAGTGCTGCTTTCGACGTAATACACCAGCACGTCAACCTTTCCGCTAGTGCTGGTTGCAGTCGGTGCAGTGCCGCCAGCAAACTTCCAATAAGAGCCAAAGGCGACGGTATAAGAACCGCTGTAGCTAATAGCAATTGCGCCGCTCTGGCCTGCGGTCAGGTTGGACGGGTTGGCAATGGTTGTATTGGTGCCAAGCGAAACAGAGAAGTTGTTAGCCGTAGCAAAATTTGGCGTGATTGTGGCTGCAGAAGTAAGGCTGGAAACTGTGCCGCGCTGCGCCGCCGTAAAGGTTTGAGCCTTGGCAATTGCAGCCAATGGAAAACCGCCAGCTGTGCTGCCGTCATGGACGACGGCTACATCTTTGTCAGTGTCAACCGTGACCTCGCCAGCTGCGCCAGTAAAACTTGAATGCTGGCTAGTCGTGCCGCGTCGGAGTTGAATCTGCGTAGCCATTAGGCGATGCTCCCGTAATCGGTTGAGCTGTCAACCGTTCCGGTGATCAGGCCATAATCCTGACTACCGGGATTGATTAGCACCATTGTGCCAGCAGTGTTTTTAATGTAAAACTTGCCGTTGGTTGAATCCCAAGCGGGTTCGCCAACTGCAAAACTGCCGGCAGAAGGGGCAGAGCTGCCCCTCTTGAACTGCAGTTGAACTGCCATTAGTAGGTGCCCCCATCAATGGTTACGCCATCAATGGTGCCGCCAGTGATGCTGACGTTATTAGCTGCTTGGGTTGCAATAGAACCAAGGCCAAGGCTCGTGCGAGCCGTTGCGCCAGATTCAGCGACAAAGGTCGAGCCGTTGCCAACAATAAAATTGCCGTCGGTTACTGCAAGGCCAGCAATAGCCGACAGCTTGGCGTTAAAGGCTTGAACGTCGCTTCCGATTGCAAGGCCAAGGTTGGTGCGTGCACCTGACGAGCTGTTAGAGCCTGTGCCGCCATCTGCGACTGCAAGAATCCCGGTGATGTTGGATGCACCAAGATCAACACCAACTTCAGTGGACTCAATAACAAGACCACCATTTGCCTTGAGATCAAGCGCAAAAGTGGTGCCACTCAGGTCAAGACCATTACCAGCCGTGTAGGTGGTGTTGGTGTCAGTTGCGGCAATCGTGATGCTGCCGCCGCCGTTGGTAATGCTGATGTTTGAACCAGCGGTCAGCGTCGCTTTAGTCAGCGTGTTGCCGGTGCTGTTACCGATCAGCAGCTGGCCGTTGGTATAGCTGGTCTGGCCGGTGCCACCTTTGTTGACTGCAATGGTGCTGGCGGACCATGTACCAGAGGTCAGAGTGCCGACGCTGGTCAGGCTGGAAGCAGTAACACCAGAGCCAAGAGTGCTGGCACTCAGGACGCTAGTGCCATTGATCTTGAACTCTTTGCCAGAAGCAATGTTGACGTGCTCGGAAAAATCCCAGCTGTCAGTGGCATTAGTCCACGCAATCGTGTGATCGGTGGTTCCCTTCAGGGTGATGCCGCCACCGTCGGCTGAGGCATCGCTGGGGCTGGCAGTAGCGCCCAGTTCGATGTTTTTATCATCCACCGAAACGGTGGTGCTGTTCACCGTCGTGGTGGTGCCATTAACGGTGAGGTTGCCGCTAATGGTCAGGTTGCTGCTAACCGTGCCACCGCTGATAGGCAGGTACTCGCTGCTCAGATCAGGGATGTCACCGGCAACCAGAGCACGGAAGCTAGGCGTTCCGTTGCTGCCATTAGGAGCAGCAAAAACGCGGTTTGCGGTTTGGCTTGCAAGGCTGCCAGTCAGCGTGCCGCTGGTGGTGACAGGGCTGCCGCTAACACTGAAAATATTGGGCAGGCTTAGCGCAACACTGGTGACCGTGCCAGTGCCAAAGCTTGCTAGCTCATCTTGAACGTAGGCAGTGGTGGCAACCTTTGTGCTGTCGTCACCAGCAGAAGGGGTGGTCGCTGTAGCGCTGCCGCCGAGCGCAACCGTGCCAGAAAATGTTTTGTTGCCGCTAATCGTTTGGGTAGTGTCAAGCGTCGTAAAGGCGCCCTCACCACCAATTGCGATGATTGAGCTGGCTGTGCCGTCGCCGTTGTCGCCGTAGCCGTAGTAAAGCTTTTTATCCCCTGTATTCTCGTTAAACGCCAACTCCGAAGGAGCCAGCGACGAGGGAGCGCCAGCCGCACCCGTAGACGCCCTCTTCTTAATGCGGATGGTGTTGGCCATGGCTTAAAAGTTGCCTCCAAAAGTCAGCGTAGAGGTGGTCCAGGTGGCGTCAGCCTTAAACTCGCTGCCGTCGTAATAGACGACGCTTCCGTTCACTTTAGCCGTGCTATCTACTTCTAATCCACTTGGGCCAACTGGGCCTTGCGGGCCGGCTGTAATAGCACTGACTACCGAAACACTTTGAGAGCTGACAACCGCTGTTTGCCCGCCTTCTGTTACATCAACGGTTGTTGTGGTTTTGGTTACGTTTACAGAAGTCATCGCGTGTAACCCTGCGCGACGTAAATTGTTCCCTCTAGGTAATACTCTTTCAATCCATCAGGATTTGTTAGCAGCACGTCATACCGCAGCTCATCAGGGAAATCAACCGTATCCTCATCGGAGAGGGATAAGGTAACTTTGCCTGCAGCGCGATCGGTGTAAGCGACCGAAAAATCAGCGTACTTTGTCGTTCTGGCCTCGTTCCAAGCTTGAGAGGTAACAGTCCAACCATCCAAATCAATCGGATCATCTGCGCTGTCTTTGAAGACAAGCACGATCGAATGATCGGCACTGCGTTGAACCGTAAAGTTATAAATGCCAGGTTGAATGGCCATAACTCACCTCCCAAGCCCAGTTTAGGCAGTCTGATTAAGCCTCAGGCCAAGGCGTGATGAACGGTTCAGTGTTGGCAACCATTGAATCAGTTGCCTCGTCGTACACCTGCGCCGGATTGGTCAGCAGTGCTGCCAGCTCTTCGGTGGTGGTGCAGGCGTTGATTTCAGCCTCGCGGGTGCCGCTGGTGGTGCGGACTGCCTCGCGGTAAGCCAACACATCAGCCGGAATGGCGGTGTCGTTTTCAGCCTTGCGGGTGACGTACCAGTCGGTATTAGCGAGCAGGCTGCCAGCGATCTGCTTTTGCTTAGCAACCCACTCAGTCTTCAGACCTTTGTTAATGATCTGAACGCCATCAGCATCCAGCACGGGGTTGTCGTCTTCATCAACAGCGGGCTCATCTTCGAGCCGCTTGGGGTTGCCTTCGCTCCAGTAAAAACGGTTATCAACCGGAGCAGGGTCTGCTTCCCAAGTGATGCCGATTGCAGCCTTTTCATCCTCGCTGGCAAGGCGCAGCCAGTTAGACGGGTACTGCGTACCGTCTGCGTCAGTGAAGGGGCGACCAACCGCAAGAGGCTGACCGTTCAGTAGAAATCCCATGGCTAAATAGTAGCGGTGGTGTGTGCCCGTTTCATAGGTCAGCGGGCGGTAGCGGGCGAAACACCGTCCCCGCCAAATGGGTTTTCACTAAAGGCGGCAAATATGTAGTTCTTGCCTGAAACATTTTCGACGCCATTTGTGTGTCTTGGCTTGAATCCGTTTGAGTAAATATCAAAATCAAGGTTCGTGAACTCTTGGGAGTTGCTATTTGGTAGCAAGTAGCCGGTTGCAATGTTGTAAGGATTGCGGGCAGTGTCCCGAACCATCCAAGAGGTTGTTGCTTGATCGGTGACTTTGATCATGATCCACCGTGGCTTAAACCCGCAATACACAAACGGACCATCGGTGGAACCATTTCCGGTGTAGCTGCCGAACTTGCTGTAGCCTTCGATTTCGGCAAAGAAATAAGCTACCTGAGTCTGGCTCCCGGCATTGATTGCTGAATTATTGCCCAGCGTCATAACAGTCGAAGTAGGAGCGGTGTTATTAAAAAACGCGGTGTCAGTTTCAGCGGCGAGGGTCAGGCTTAAATAAATACCTTTAGTTGCCCCCAGCGATTGATGATATACAAGCCAATGTTTGACAGCGTTTCTTGCCTTGAAAATTGCAAAAGCTGGCGCAACACCTAAACCATGAGCTATGGTTGCGCCTGAGGTTCCGTTGCCTGTGTAGGTTGCAATAGAAAATCCAGCAGAGGGGTTGGCGCTTACCGTGCTGTTGATGCTGCCAGTGGTAAGGACTTCGGTGCCGTTTGCTGCGAGCCAGTTCCAAGCGACGTAGGTTCTCCCCGTAGCATTGACCGCGTAGCCACCACTGGTTTCGTCGTAGACGGTAAAACCATCGGAATCAAAGGATGTCAGACCCTTGCCTGTATAGCTCTGCTCTGCGCTGGCTGCATCTGAAAGCAAAAACGCCGGGGCTCCGCGCACGGCATCGGTCCAGTTGTGAAATTCGACGTTTGATCTGCCTTTGACCCAGGTCAAGTCGGGCTGAAATCCGACACCAGTAAGCGACTGACTTCCACCAGTTCCGGTGTAAGTTTTAATATTGAAATACTGCGACCCATCCGCAATGTCCGGCGCGGGCAGGTTGCTGGCATTGAGGGCAGAAAAACCGGTCGGTGGGGTATGGGCAAAGGCTTTTTGTCCGTAATTCATCGTGGCATTACACGATCCAGAGCTAGACCCTTGGTGAAACCCTAGTGAAGCGTTTTCCAGCGGAACTGAAACATCCGAAATGTCGTATGGACCATAATTCTGTCCAGATGGTCCGACAAACCTCACTTCTTGATTGTCCAAGTCAAGAGCTATCCCAACTGTGTTGCCAGTGGTAAAACTTGCCCCGGTATCTACTAAGGTGTAGGTCCCAGATTGCTCAATGTAAATGCCACCAGCTCGATAGTACGAAACTCGTTGCCTGTAATCACCATCGCTAGGAGAAAAGAAGCTGGCATTGATACTAAATTCCCCGAGAGTATTGATGGTCGCTTCAGCGTAATACTTGCCAGACGAAAAACGAATGGTGGATAGCGGCATCCCAGCATTTCGATTGCCGCTGCTATTTGCAGTGGCACGCAAGTTTCCGTCAGTAAAAGACGACGCCCCAGGGACAAGGGGGTTTAGTGTCGAAAAATTATTAGTCGGCGTGTCGCTCACTACTTCTGTATTGCTGCCGGTATCCGTCAACGTGAGGTGGTTGCCGTTCCCGCTGTGATCATGACCAACGCCATTCGCGGCAGAAGAGTCATAGGTCAAATAGAAGCCGTTGTTGCCATAGCTGAGACCAGTAACTTCGATTGGTCTCCACACGCCGTTATCGTCGAACTCACCAAAATCAGTCGGTTCGTATGCAGTGCCGTCAATGAAATGAGTCTCTGCTATATAGTGCTCTCCTTGAGAGCTAAATTGACCGCTTGAGTTGTATGCAGCGCACAGGTTGACTTGGGTAGCGCTACCAAACAACCAAGTAGAGTTTTGAGCTGGATAGAAACCTGTTGTCCAGTCAGTTATCTGAACTCCATTGACCCAACACTTGAATCTGTTGGTATTTGTTGATTGCGTAGTATCAACTTGATAAACATAGTGATACCAAGCGGTGTCATCCCTATGAAGCGCAACACTTTGGTTGTAACCGCTCAATCCAAGGCTGGTTGAAATGCCGGCTCTTTGAGAACCCGCAAACTGGATTGATCCAGATTGGTTTGACGCCGTGCCCCAAAAAATAAGCGTATTGCCATTGCTGTTGCTTTTCTTTTGCCACGCTGAAAACGTGCAAATTTTGTTGCTGGTAGCGGTGCCCTGAGTACGCCGAAGGCTTAGAGCGGTGCTATACCCCAGCCCGTTCCAAAAAAGACTTTGCTCAAGCTGATACGCCTGCGCTCCACCACCGAGCATCAACAGGTTGGCGCTTCCGGGGATACCCATTGATCAGCTGAAGTTGGTGAGCAGTGTTGCGTGGATGCTAGTCGTAGTTCGCACCGCATACGCCAGTGCGTCTACCGCTCCACTCCCAGTTGAAATCGTAGGCGGATTGCCACCAGAAAAATCCCAGTAGCTACCAAATGAAAGCGTTCTCGCCGTGCTGTCCTGGGTGATAAAGATTACGCCAGACTGCCCAGCCGTCAGGTTGCTTGGATTCGCCAGCGTGGTGTTTTCGCTCAGCGTGATGCTGAAATTGTTGGCGGCTGCAAAGTCAGGCGTCGCCGTGCCAGAGCTGCTGCTAAAGCTGGTGATCGTGCCGCGCTGTGCCTTGGTAAAGCTCTGAGTGATTGCAAGCCCTGCCAGGGTTGAAGTGGCATTAGGCAGCGTCAGGGTGCGGTCCGCCGTTGGATCGGTGACCGCCAGCGTGGTCTCAAAGTCGTTATCGGTTGCGCCTTCAAATACCAGAGAGGCAGCATTGCCAAGCGTGACAGCGCCGGTAAAGGTGCCGCCAGCCTTCGCCATGTAGGTACTGCTAGCGCTGCTGGTGGTCAGCAAGCCAAGGTTGGCCGACCCAAGAGCGCCAACGGTTATCCAAGAGCTATCGCTGGAATCCCTCAGCTTGAGGGTTGCGGTATTGGTATCAGCCCACCACATGTAGGGGTAGGTGCTGGCAGGTTCTGTGCTGCTGCTGTTATTGCTGACAATTGCGGCTAGAGCATTATTCAAATCGGAACGGAAACTGGCCCCGTCCTGATTGGCTAGCGAATAGTCGTGGACAGCCACTGTCGCCTTCTCAGTCTTTGGCTCACTTTAGCCCTTTCCAAAGCCAACGGCTGAGTAACTGAAGTTTCGGCTAATCCCGGTGTCTGACGAATTGAAAAACGCAACGTCAAAGCCTGTGGCTGAAACATTAGACAGAGTGAAATAATCACCGCTTTGCATGTTCTGAGCCGTAATGCCGACCGCTGGCAACTTGCTATTGCTGCCAAGCAGGCTGGCTGTCCCGACAAAAAACGAATTGGCGAACGTCACCGACTTGGTGCCAGTACCGCTAGAAATCACAGATTCACTCTGTTCAGTACGGCGCTCAAACTCGGCAACATAACCAAGCTCATCAACCAAAATATTTTGTGCTGTATCGGTGCTGGTTAGTTCAGCTTTGAACTGGAAAGCTCGGGCCTTAAAACTGCCATTTGCAAAATCAGCCCAATCACCCCAAGTTGGCGAACCGCTTGGGTCGTCGTCAGTTTTTCTGACAAACAATTTTGCATTTACCTTGTCGGCCACGTCGCCATCAAATTTGGCCCAGCTGTCAATATTGTCTGTCTTGTCATCAATCAAGTCATCAGGGTAAAAACCGCGAGTGACAAACCGGCGCTTTAGGTCAAGAGCAAACACGCCCTCGAGATCAAGCGTGTTGACAAACGTAT